CGATGACGCCGACGAAGAAGACGATCTGTTGGCGGATATGGATGGGAATTTCTACGGCAGCAGTCGAGACGATGGCGGGGGGCTGTAATGGTCGAGATGAAGATCGAAGGTGCTGCCGGGATCATCGAGACGTTGAACAGCTTGCCGCCTGAAGTTGTAAGTAAGCGCGGCGGCCCTGTTAAGCTGGCTCTGGCTAAAGGCGCAAGGCTTCTTCGGGATGAAGCCAAGAAGAATCTACGGGCGCAGATCGCTCTAAACGGCGACGAATCAACCGGCCTACTGGAAAAGAACGTCATCGCATCTCGCGGCAAAGCGCCTTTCGGTGGCCGTGGAGAGCGCTATCTTGTGCGGGTGAAGCGAAAGACCTACCCTGGCCGCACCGGAAAGCCTGTGACTACGCTCAAGACTGCGAACCTGCTGGAATATGGCTCTGCCCATCAACCGGCTACCCCTTGGCTTCGTCCAGCTTTCATGGCCAAACGGACGCAGGTCGTGGATGTTGTCATTGCCGATCTTCGCCGCAGGCTTGATCTTGTCGTGCGCAAGCTCGCACAACAGAACAAGGGGCTCGGATAATGTTGCCGCCAGTCTATACAGCTCTGTCCGGTGATTCTGATGTGGGCAGCATCGTCGGCACTCGCATTTATCCACACGGCGAAGCGCCGCAGGATGTGACGCGGCCGTATGTCACATGGCAGGTTGTTTCTGCGGTTCCTGAAAATGGAATTAGTTGTGCGCCTGACATTGACGCTTGGTCCATTCAGATCAATTGCTTTCACACTACGAGCGCTGGCGTGGTGCAATTGGCAGAAGCTGTGCGGAATGCAATTCAGACATATGGCCACGTAACCAATATCCCGATCAATCAGCGCGACACCGAAACGCGCCTATACTGGATTGCATTGCAGGTTGATTGGTGGTATTCAAGAGATTGATTTTTAACACCCGCTTTGCGGGTCAATTGTAGGAGCCGCAAAAATGAGCGTTAAAACCCAAGGAACCGAAGTATTCGTTGCGGACACCGTTACGTCGTCCGTTGCCACGCTTATTAAGATGGCTTGCCCGACTGCCGTAACTGGCCTCGGCGGAGCTGCTGACCAGATCGACGATACGTGCCTCGATGCGCTGGTAGATCGCAGTTTTGCGCGTGGTCTCGGCAACCCTGGCCAAGTCACGATCCCGTTCGTTCTCAAGCCTTCCGCAGCCAGCCATCAGGCGCTCTTTGATCTGAAGGATGATGGCTCAGCGGTTGAATGGTGCCTCGCGCTGTCTGACGGCACGGCACAACCGACGCTGGATAGCAATGATGCTATTGTTGCACCGGCCTCGCGCACCTCGTTCATTTTCTCCGGTTACGTTGCCGACATCACCATCGACATCGCTACCAACGAGGTTGTGCGCGGCACTCTGCTGGTGCAGCGTCGCGGCGCGGTGACCCCGACCTGGAAGGCATAAAAAATGGCGCTAGATAGTTCGTTCTTCGTGTCGGAAGCGGTGCATGAGCAGGTCGTGAAGCTCGGCGGCGCTGAGCATGTACTGCACTTCCGCGAGCTTCCAGCTGTCGAGTTCATCAAGATGCAGTCCCATCTACAGTCTGCGGATGAGGATGTGCGGGCGGCGGCCATGTGCAAGATCGTTGCGAAGTCCGTCTGCGATCCTGACGGCAAGCTGGCGATGACGGAAGACCAGGCGCTGAACCTTCGCACGGACGCGCTCAATGCCCTATTCACGGCTATCCTGAAGGTCAATGGCCGTGGTGATGAGGACGAGGGCGCGGGAAAGCTGTAACCGAGCGCGGCGAGCGATGGTTCTGGCACGTACTCGCTCTCGCGCTCGGTCGCACCGTGGCGGAATTGCAGGCAGGCATGTCTGCGCGTGAGTTTTCGGACTGGATCGAGTTTTACAAAGCGTATCCATTCGACGACCGGCACAGATACCATCGACCTGCTGCGATGGTCGCCTCGTCGCTCGGGGGCGGCGATGTACAAGCTAGACTCGACTGGCTGTGCCCAGAGCCAGTGCCGGAAGGTCTGACCGATGTTGATGTGTCGATAATGCGGGCGTTTGGTGTGAGGAAATAAATATGGCTGCCGGTTCAATCGTAATTGACCTCTTGATGAAAACCGGCCAGTTTGAAACGGACACCAAGCGTGCCGAGAAGCGGCTGCGTGAGTTCGAGAAGGCTGCCGCGCAAGTGGGCAAGGTTCTGGGAACCGCCATTGCTGTGGGCGCTACGGCGTCCGTGGCCGCGCTGACGATGATCATCAATAAACAGCGCGATCTCATCGACTCGCAGGCAAAACTGGCACAGTCCTTGGGCACGACCTATGAGGGGCTGGCTGTTTCGGCGAGGGCGGCCGAGCTGTCCGGCGTATCAATGTCGTCTCTTGAGCAGGCGACCAAAGACCTCACCAGAAGGCTATCTCAAGCGGCCGAAGGAGCGGGGCCCGCCGCTGACGCACTCGAACGCCTCGGGCTCTCTGTCGAAGAGCTCCAGGCTTTGCCGCTGGACAAGCGCATTGCCACTATCAACAAGGCGATCAATGACTTTATCCCCGCCGCAGAGCAGGCGGCTGTGGCTGGAAAGCTATTTGGGGAAGAGGGGTCATTGGCTATCCGGCGAATGGACCCGGCCACCATCGCAGAAGCCGCCCGCCAGGTGCGGGTATTCGGCCTCAACCTCTCCGATGTGGATGCCGCCAAGGTCGAGATGGCAAATGATGCCTTCTCTACCCTCAGTCTGGCCGTGGATGGACTGCAGAAGCAGCTGACTGTCGCACTGGCGCCGGCGATCAAGGCGGTTGGCGACGAGTTCAGGCGAGCGGTGGAAGAGGCCGGGGGCTTCGGCACAGTGGTGCCTGAGGCGGTGGATTCGACGATCAATGCGCTTGGCTTTGTGATCAACGCGGCCAATGGCGTTGGGCGCGTATTCAACCTCTCGCTCGAAACCGGCAAGCTCATGGCTTACGGACTTTCTGGGCTGATGCTCAGCCTCGCCAATACCATTATTAATGGCCCGCTCGCAGCGGTGAATTTGCTGATCGAGCAGATGAATCGCGTTCCCGGAATCAGCGTTGGTCCGATCAAGATGTCAGGGATAGGCGCTGCGATTCAGCGTGAGTTGGCAGCAGCGGAAAAGGGCTTTGAGGCGACGAAGGCGAGGATTGACGAGCTGCTGCTCGAACCTTTGGCTGGCGACAAGATGGTTGATGCATGGCGCCGGGCGCTCAAAACCGCGCAGGACGCCGCCGAGGCGGCTGTTGCCGGCCGTGATCGTGGCGCGGCTGTATCCACCACATTGCCGACTGGTCCGGTAAAGCCTGGCCGCGACGTGGTCAGCGAGGCCGAGCGCACCTACGAGGCGATTCAGCGACAGATCCGCGCGCTCGAAACGCAGGCCGCAACGTTCAACATGAGCGAGAAGCAGGCCAGGCTTTACACCCTGGCAATGGATGGAGCGACCGAATCGCAGCTCGCCCAGGCGGCAGCTCTGCTCGACAGCCTCTCCGCACTGAAGCAGTCTGCGGATGAGCAGGCGCGGCTCAACGCTTTGATGGCGGCGACACCCACCGCCAACCTCGAAAAGCAGCGTGAAGACATGCAGCTGCTGGCCAAGGCCTTCACCGACGGCCGTATCAGCGCCACCGAGTACTTTGAGGCGGTTGGCGCCCGCCTTGGCACGCTCACGGATGACCTGGCGAAGAATACCGATTCCATGTCGGCATTCGCCGAGCAGGCCGCCCGCAACATTCAAGACGCGTTCGCCGACTTCCTCTTCGACCCGTTCTCGGATGGCGTCGAAGGCATGCTCGAGAGCTTCGGAAAGGCGATTCAGCGCATGATTGCGGATGCGGTTGCTGCTGATTTGGCACGCAGGCTATTTGGCGACTATGGAAGTACAGGTAGCGTCGGAGGGTGGGCCGGGCAGGCTCTGAGTTTCCTCGGGTCCGTTTTTGGCGGTGGCCGCGCCGGTGGCGGCGATGTAATGCCAGGCTCCGCTTATCTGGTCGGTGAGCGCGGCCCCGAAATGTTCGTCCCCCGCACGGCTGGCACTGTTTTGAGCAACGCGCAGACGGCTGGAGTGCGCAACGAGTACAATATCAGCGTCACAGTTCCGCAAGGGTCGCCACAGGAAACGCGGCGCGCGGCGGCGTCTGGTGCGCGCGAGGCGCTGGCATTCATCTCTAATGCAGGACGGTACGCATAATGGCATTCCTTGAAGATCGTCTGCCGGTATGTATCAGGCTAGGCGCCGCGTGGGGCGAGGATTTCGCCGTTGATATCACTCGCACGGCGAACGGGCAAGAATATCGGAGGCTGATCCATCCTTACCCTGTTTTGCGCGGGACAATCCGCTATACGAGAGACATCGCGGAAATGTGGGATGAAATTATCTCACTGTATCGCCGCGTTTATGGTCGATATGCAGGTTTCCGTGTCCGTGCGTGGGATCACTGGAGCACGAACGGCTTTAATCAGCCGCCGACAGATCAGGATCATCAGCTTGATGAGGTATCGGCTGGCGTGTATCAGCTTGTGGTCCGGTATGGCGAGAATGGCACGCTGCGATCTATCGGCGCACCGAAGCGCATCATCCACAAGCCAGTTGCGGGAACGGTAAAGGTTGCCATTTTGAACCCAGTAACTGGTAGCAATCCA